TTCTACTACGCCACAGATAACTACTTGATCTATTACTCAAACGGATCAAGCTGGCAGCAAGCTGAAGCGTTCGGCTCTGGACAATCGACAACCGTTTCAATCGCGGGATCAGCTGCAGACGGTACTTCGACTAACTACGCTCGTGCAGACCACGCACACGCAGGCCCTGGCTTTGGATCAGTCACAGCTCAGACAACAAACGGCGCTAGCTCATCAAACGGTACAGCTACCACCGTTGCTCACTCTGACCACACACACGGCACACCAGCGCTCACTTCTGTAACGCCTTCTAATATCACAGCTACTACAGCTGCAGTCGGTACTGGCGCTCTTGCAGCTCACGAAGACCACGTTCACGGATTTACTCCAGGTAATTTCACACTCGATACCTTTGGTGCTCCAGCAGCTAACGTCGCTTTCAACTCTAAGAAGATCACAGGCCTCGCTGACCCTACCTCAGCTCAGGACGCAGCTACTAAGAATTACGTCGATAGCACAGCTCAGGGTCTCAATGTTAAGGGATCAGTCCTTGCAGCTACAACAGTCTCGATCACACTCGTAGGCGCACAGACAATCGACGGTGTATCAGTCGTAGCTGGAAATCGCGTACTCGTCAAGAATCAGAGCACCTCTAGCCAAAATGGTATTTACGTCGTTCAGACTACTGCGTGGACACGCGCTACTGACCAGACAACTCCTGCAGTCGGTGACTTCACCTTCGTAGAGTCTGGCTCAACTCAGGCAGCTCAAGGCTATATCGTTACCAGCGTCACAGGTGGCGTCACCTGGACACAGTTCTCAGCTGCAGGCGAATACACAGCTGGCAACGGTATTACGATCACAGGTCAGTCGATCGCTTTCAACCCTACTTCTACTGGTGGACTTCAGGCAGCTTCTGGTGGAGCTTCGATCCTTCTCGCTACTAACTCAGGTCTCGGTACTAGCTCTTCTGGCTTAGCTGTCGGAGCTGGTACAGGTATCGTCGTAAGCACTGGCACTGTAGCGATCGACACCACTGTCGTAGCTCGTAAGTTCTCACAGACTCTTTCAACTTCAGCTACCAGCTACACCATTACCCACAACCTCGGTACTCTCGACGTTATCGTCCAGGTGTACACAGTTGCAGACGGTTCAGAAGTTGTCGTCGATAACCTACGCGCTACCACAAATACAGTGACCCTTAACTTCTCTGTAGCTCCTAGCGCTAATGCTTATCGCGTAGTAATCCTCGGATAGCGCTACTATTACACCTAGCCTGTAATTAGAGAGGCGCTATTAAGGAGAGACAATGGGTCTATTAGACCGTCTAGCAAAAGCGATCGTCGAAGCTCAATTAGAAAAGGCTCCTAGCCTGCCTGCTGGTGCAGTCTCTATGACTGAACAGCAAATGCAGCAAGCAGCTCGAGATAACAGCTATACGACTAAGCCTCTCCCGCGTAACCCTAATTTCGGTAACGTACCTTTCGCACCAGGTCTACCGATCACTCCTGGCGCTATCAACCCTGTCGGCCCTGGTGGACAAGCTGATCCACGTCGCTACGAATACCAGGTAGCTCAAAATATCAATGTCGCTACAGAGCAGAAGCTCGTACCGTTTAAGACTCTTCGTGGCGCAGCTGAGCAGATCGACATTATTCGTCGCTGTATCGAAGTTCTCAAGTCAAAGATCACAGGCTTGGACTGGGATATTGTCATAGCTGAGGACGCTTCAGAAAAGATTATTGCTGAGATAGGTGGCGATCACGTTCGCGCTATGGCGCAAGCTCGTGAAAAGTTTTCAGATGACATTTATCGCGCTCGCACTTTCTGGGAAAACCCAGATCCAGCTAACGGCTTTACCTTTACTGACTGGTTAATGATCTCTCTTGAGGAAATCCTTGTACTCGACGCCTGGGCTATCTGGCCTCAAAAGACAGTCGGTGGAGATCTATTCGGACTCCAGGTACTCGACGGCTCAACCATTAAGCCTCTTATCGACGATCGCGGTATGCGTCCAATGCCACCAGGAGCTGCTTACCAGCAAATCCTTTACGGCTTCCCACGTTCTGAGTTCTCAGCTGCAAATGAAACTCCAGACGCTGACGGAGAGTTCACAGCTGAAGAGCTGACCTACCTCGTGCGTAACCGTAGAGCTATGAGCGTCTACGGCAACTCACCAGTCGAGCGCTGCCTACCTGTAGCTGATCTCTACCTGCGTCGCCAGCAGTGGCTACGAGCTGAGTGGACTAACGGCGTACTCCCAGAGCTTATGTTCAAGGTCGATCCTGACTTTGGTAACGACCCAATCTTGCTACGTCAGCTCGAGGACTCAATCAACGACGATCTCTCAGGTCAGACTGAACAGCGTAAGAGAGCTCGCGTACTTCCAGCTGGCTTCGATCCAGTCCAATTCGACGGCTATGGCGAGAAGTTTAAGGAAATCCTGGACACCTATCTTGTCACCTCGATCTGCGGACACTTTGGCGTTATGCCGACTGAAATCGGCTTCTCTGGTCACGGCGGTCTAGGCAACTCTGGACACCAGCAAGGCGAGCAGCAAAGCGCCCAACAAATCGGTGTCGGCCCACTCGTTACCTGGTTAGGCAAAATGCTGACCAATATGAGCTACAGCTATCTCGGTATGCCTCGTGAGCTTGAGTTTAAGTTTATGATCGCTGAAGGTCACGATAACGAGTCAGAAGCTAAGCGAGCTGATCTTGAGCTTCGTGGAGCTACTCGCACAATCAACGAACGACGCTCAGAGCTCGGACTTCCTCTCTTGGACACACCAGCTGCAGATCAGCCAATGCTGGTCGCTGGTCAATCTGTATTCCTCTTCTCACCAGACGGCATAATTAACGTCGGAACAGCCACAGGACAGCCTCCTAGCGTCGATAACCTCGACACTAATCCAATCGCTCCAGTAGAAGATAAACCAGCTCCTGTAGCCCCTGTAGCCCCAATTCCAGGGCAAGAGCCTAAGCCTGGTGAGCCTGCAGCTGAAGAGAAGCCAGAGCCTAAAGTTGAGCCAGGTGATAGCAAGTCTGCAGATATTGACAAGGCTGGCGTACCTTCTAAAGCTGAGGTAAAAGCTGGACTATCACGCCTCAAGATCTTGCCTAACGCAGCTGGAGATCACCCTACTTCTGATAACCCTGACGAGCTTGCTGACACAGTAGCTAGTCCCTGGCCTGTAGTTGAGACCCAAAATGGCGACTACCCAGTCTCACCTGACGTATGGGAAAAGGCTGAGCTGGTCTTAGTGAACGTAAAGGATCTTTACGGCACAGATACCCAGCTTGATCGCTCTAACGTAGCTGACCATATTGAAGCTATGGGACAGGCACTAACCCCTTACCGTAACTACGCGCTTGTCTATGACGACGGCGAAAAGCAGATTATCGTGGACGGACACCACAGACTCTTTGCTATGTGGCTCCTCGGTATGGATCAAGTACCAGTCTGGCTTGGTACTCCTGATATGGGTAAAGCTGCTCGAGAAGAAGCCTACGCATTTATGGAATGGGCTAACAGACCCTGGCGTCGTACGCGTCACTTTGAGTTCAAGGCGCTAGATCCAATCGTCGGAGAAGCGCTCAATCGCTGTTACTTTGACAACGATATGGATACTGCTAAGTCTCTCGTCAAGGCCTATCTGCTATGAGCAAGGGCTCACGAGTAGCTAGTGCTCGTGTAGCAGCTAAAAGCGCAGTAAAGATCCGCGCTGCTCTTGCAGCTAGTATCGACGCTAGGCGTGTCTATACGCAATATATGGACACGAATCCACCTGTTACCAAAGATCAAGTCCTAGCTCGCGCTCGCGCTCGCGCCTGGGCTATGAAGAATGTAAATCTGGATTTAGCTACTTACAAAAAAGTTTTAGCTCGTTATTATGGCGATATGTATGTCCTGGGCCAGCGTGAAGCCCTGGAGAATATGGCTGATCGAGCTCAGAAAGGGCCTGTAGCCACAGCTAACAGCAAGCCTAAGCTAAACCCTCAAGGCCTGCCTATATTCGATCCTAGCTTTACGATCAACTGGGACGCTTGGACACCAGGTAACGAAGGAGCTGCAGCGCTACTCTCAAAGCCAGGTGGATTAAAAGATCTCCTGGGTGAGATAGATATTCAAGCTCGAGGTATAGCTGACTACAGCCACGATCTACTCGGTACAGCTTTAGCTGACGGCATAGCTCGAGGCGACACGCCAGTAACAATCGCTAACGCAATTCGAGACAGCTTGTCCTCACCAGAACGAGCTCTCACAATCGCTATCACAGAAGGTCAGCGAGCAAAGATCTCAGCTAATTTGGATAGTTACCAGGCTAATAACGTTGAACAAATCCAGTGGACAGTCAATGATCCTCAAGACGCTGACTGTTTAGACAATGACGGCGAAATCGTCAATTTAGGCGACGAGTTCCCTAGCGGTAATACTCAGCCACCAGTTCACCCTAACTGCCAGTGTGACGTGATCCCAGTTATGCCAGATCTCAGCGGTACGCCTGAGTATGCAGATCTGACGGACGAAGAAATAGCAGCTCGTTTAGACGACTCTGAGATGGCGGTCGTAGCTGACCTGGCTAAGTACAACCCTGACCAGGCTCGAGACGAGCGCGGTCGCTTTAGCTCTGGTGGCGGTGGGCTTGAAGATAAACACGGCGCTGAAGCAGCTTCTCACGCTCAGACCCTTTACTCTCACGCCAAAGGTATTGAGCCATTACTAACTCAAAATATGAGAGATTTAGCCGATAAACACGGTACAAAATTAGAAGGTTTAGATTTTCGCTTAAAAACTCAAGAATCTTTAACTTCTAAAATTGCTTTAGGTGTCAAAGACGGTAAAACTCCAGCAGAAGTAGCTCGTACCATTAGTGACGCTAACCGATACACAATGGTTACAGATCCAGCTAATTACCGAGCTGCAGCTGAAGCTGTCCAAAAGGATCTGCAAAACCAGGGCTACGACGTGCGCGTGAAGAATTACTGGCAAGAGGGCTCAAATTACAAAGGTGTAAATATGGCCCTAACAGATCCGTCTGGCAATAGGATCGAGCTCCAATTCCACACAGCTGAGTCTTTAGCTATGAAAGAAGAAACTAATCACCCTATTTACAAAGAATATCAAAAAATGGACGAGACAACCCCAGAAGCTCAAGCTCTTAACGCTCAAATGGTCGCTAACAGCGCCACGCTGAGCACTCCTCCAGGGCTTACAAATTATGGCGAGCCAAAAATCGGTAAGGCTGTTGATTTATCCGATTTTTATGGCTATGATCGAAGAGAAGGAGGCAATCTATGACTACAAAATGGTTTATCGGTCAGACCACCGAGCGCGTATTCGCTGTCTATAAAGCTACCTTTGACGGCAAGATCCTTACGTCTCAAAAACAGTGGCTTATCCCTAGCGGTAAAGCCTGGGCTTCAACAAAACGTGTAAGCGAGTGGTATTTCGTAGGTAATGACGAGATCTGGCCTGCTACAGAAGCTGAAGCTAGGAAGTATCTCCCAGCTAACGCCTAAGTCCTAAGCAGGGTGCGTGTGAAACCGTTACAATTTCTGTACACACGCAGATAGGACTCTTATGGCTCTGAATCATATAAACGTAACGGTCGGTACAACTCCGACTCAGCTCGTGACTTTACCTAATGGCGTCGGCTATGTAGCCTGCCAGATTTTCAACAATGACACAGTAGCTATTTTTATTGGTGACGCTCAAGTCGATAAGGCTAACCCAGGAATCGGTCTCAAGATCGCTGCAGGAGCTTCTCTCCAGCTTTGGGTACACGGTAACGAAACCATCTATGCAATTTCAGCAGCTGGTACAGCTAACGGCGCAGTAGCAGTCGTTTATTCGGCATAAGGAGAAATAATGGCCCAGGATTTTGCTACCTCATACGTTGATATTCTCAAATATGACAAAAATGACGACGGCACACTCACCGTCTACGGGAAAGCTACTTCAGACGATCTGGACATTGACCAGCAGATCTGCGACAACGACTGGCTCAAGAGAGCTATGCCAGAATGGTTTAAGTCTGGTGGAAATATACGCGAACAGCACAGCTCTATCGCAGCTGGCGTCGCTACTGAATACGAAGAAAAGGGCGACGGATTTTACGTCACAGCCAAAGTCGTAGACAAAAACTCTATCCTCAAAGTCGAGCACAAAGTCCTAAAGGGCTTCTCAATCGGAATTAAAGGCCCACGCGTAGTACGCGATAACAAAGCTGCTAATGGTCGCATTATCGACGGTCAAATCGTTGAGCTCTCACTTGTTGATCGTCCAGCTAACCCTACCTGCCAGCTTGTATTGGCTAAGTCAGTCGGTGGCGAGAGCACTCTTTCAGCTGTCCCAGAAGAGCTAATCGAAACAGAAACACCTACAAAGGAGACCCCAGTGGCAAAATCAGTCCTAGCAGAAACAATCCTAGAGCTGGTTAAGTCAGCCAATGGTGAGACCGTCAAGTTCGATCAGGCTTCATACGACACAGCTCGTCGCGCACTAGCTCAGCTCATCATTACAGAAGCTGGCGAAATGGCAGACGGTTCAGACGAGCGTGACGATATTGAAGAGCTAATCGAAGCAATCAAGCACCTATTTCGCTGGAAAGACGGCGAAGATGAAGAAGGCGAGACAAATATGGCAGGATCAACTATCGAGATGGCAGCTAAGGAAGCTGACGCTGAGTGCAGCTGCGACGGCTGCAAGGCCTGTAAAGCTGACGGTGGCTGCGATAAATCTCCGTGCGAAAAGTGCGCTATGGCTAAGTCCGCTTCTATCAGCAAGTGCCTAGAGTGTGGCTGCGGTATGCCTGGTCAGGATCACGGTAAGACAACCGTACAGATCCCTGGCAACAATGCAGGTATCGCTACAACAGCTAACGTATCGACAGCGACCATTATGACCCCAGAGCAAAACGCTGGGTCAATCAAGTCTGCAGAAGGCGAAGAGCCTGTAGCTGCAGAAGAAGCTCCAGCTGTAGAAGCTGAGGCAGCAGCTGAGGAAGCTGCACCTGAAGTTCTCGACGACGAAGCGACGGCTGAGATCGTAGAGAAAGCTGTAAAGACGGCGACTGAATCAGTCCGAGCAGAGATCGCTTCCTTAAAGGCTGCTACAAAAGCAGCAGAGGAAAAGGCGGTAGCTCTTGAGTCAGAGCTCGTGGCAGCAAAGTCGGCAGCAGTAGCTGGTGGGCCAAAGCGCACTGGACGTATTGCTGTCACACAAACAAACGAGCTAATGCTGAAGGCAGCAGAATATCGCGCTAAGGCAGCAGCAACATCTGACCCAATCTTGGTCAAGGGCTATAAGGCACTAGAGAAAGAGTTTCTCTCTAAGGCTGGCAAGTCTGACGACCAGGACTAATTAACCGACCCCTCTAAACAAAGGAAACCAAATTGGCTCTAACTCCTCCAAAGGCTACTGACCTCTTCTCAGACGTCAGCTCGCCTAAGAAGGCAGCAGCTCGTATGGACGAATACCAGGGTGAGCTTGCAAAGGCTCTCTCAGCTGGTACAAACGTTCCAGGACAAGCTCCTTCAGCAGATCCAGTCGCAGCTCTCGAAGCTATGGCTGCAACAAAGTCACTCACACCTGACGCTCTTGCTGGCCTTAATAACGCCATCTCAGCTCAGCGCCTTGCTATGCAGGATATTCAGAAGGATATTTCGCTTACTAGCCCACTCAGCACTTCTTTCGCTGCGTTCGACTTGGAAGCACCTGCAAAGCTCTTGACACCACGTCCTACACCTCTCCGTAACCGTATCCCTCGTAAGAAGGGCGTCGGTACTTCACACCGTATCAAGCGCATTACTGGTTACACAGGTACTGGTACTGGTGGACAAGGACAGATCTGGCCTGGCGTATCTGAAACTACAACTACTGCTTTCGGTTCAATCAACTTCGAGCGTGGCCCAAAGATCAGCTACACAGCGGACGATATTGTCTTGCCTTACAACTCCTACAGCTTGTCAGATAGCGTTTCATTCGACGCTAACTTCTCAGGCCTCGGATACCAGGATCTCCGTCAGCTATCTTCAACTTCTACCCTCTATGCAACAATGCTTATGGAAGAAAGAATGATGCTTATGGCTCGCGGTACTTCAACTGGCTACTCAGGCGCTCTTTCAGCTCCTACAGCTACAGCTGCTGGTGCAACAGCTTCAGGTTCAGTTACAGCTATCGCTGCTAACACCTACTACGTCTACGTCACAGCAGACGCTGGTGTATCTTCAACTGGTTTTGGTGAGTCGATCGTTTCTTCTGTCGCTACTGCTACAACCACTTCAGGTCAGGCTCTTGTCGTCACAGTTACACCTGTAACTGGCGCACTTGCTTACAACGTATATGTCGGTACAACTACTGGTGCAGCTAACGCTTACTACCAGGGTCGTACAACAGGTACAACCTTTACAGTCGGTGGCGCAGCTACTTCCTCAACAGGAAACCAGGGGCCTCTCAAGACCACTGGCGCAGTTGCCTCACGCGCTGCAGCTGATACTTCTGCTTATGCAACAGGATATGACGGAATCCTTCCTACTCTCCTCGGGCCTTCAAGCGGATTTATCAACAATATCGCTGGCGCCTTCTCGAACACCAACCCAGGTACAGAGTTCCAGTCAGTATTCGCTGGTCTCTACAACTCTGTAAAGGCTGATCCAGACGCTATCCTCATCAACGGTTCAGACCGTAAGCAGCTCTCTGACTCAATCAAGGGTGCAGCTAACGCTAACTACCGTCTCAACATCACTCAGGACGAAGCCACAGGAGCAATCCTCGGTTCTGTCGTCGGTGGTATCGTCAATGAAGTAACTGGCAAGTCAGTGGATCTAATCGTCCACCCTTGGCTCCCACAGGGCGTAGCTCCAGTTATCTCTTGGACACTCCCAATTCCTGACACAGAGGTCTCAGACGTATGGTCTAACTACCTCGTCCAGGACTATATGGGTATCCAGTGGCCTGTAACTCAGTTCGCTTATGAGTTCAGCACCTACTTCCGTGGAACATTCTTCTGTCAGGCTCCTGCTTGGAACGGTATCGTTTCAGGTATCACAGCTGCATAGTCGAAAACTGAATAAGATAGGGGGAGGGAGCTTCGGCTCTCTCCCTTTATCACTTTGGAGGCAAAATGGCACGGTTAGTACCACGCGACGGTTTCGTTAAAGAGACAAACATCAAGAGTCAGTCAGGCGTTCGACGCTACAAAGCTGACAAAGGTGGAATGTATGAAGTCTCAAACCCTAAAGATATTGCAGCTCTCAAGAGCCAGGGTTTCGTAGAAGAGAATCTATCTAGGCACACTCCAGGCGACGCTCAACGCGGGTACACTTGTACCCAATGCGGTTTCGGCAGCTGGTTTAGAAAGTGCTCGCGCTGTGGGCATACCTACGAGTCCACACCACGCACGGACGGAGATATAGAGTATGGCAACGACGGTAATAACTAATAACACACCGTATTACCAGGACGACGAATATCTAACCCTTGCTGAATATAAAAACGCTCCTACAGCGATCGACTATAACAATCTCGTAGTCGGTGGCACCCAGGCTCAGCAGGACGCTGAGCTTCTATCCGTTATCGGGCGCGCAAGCTCCTGGATTAACACCCATCTTAACCAGTCACTGATCGCTCGCTCGGTAACAGAGCAGAAGCGTACGCGTATGACTCCCCAGGGTAATCTCATTATCCGTCCCGAGATCACTCCTCTTATTGCAATTAGCTCGCTCAGCTATGGGGCTACACCTACCAATTTAACGGTCGTAAATGACCTTACGCCACTCTGGTTCGAGTCGGATAAGGTGATCTATCCAATCGCCCAGACAAGCCTCTCATACAGCTCTCAGGGGCCTTTAGCCTTTGGTTTCCCACCTTCGACTGGATCCCAGATCTACGTCAATTACAACTACACAGCTGGCTACGTTAATACCACTGGCACAGGCACAGCTGGATCAAAGAGCGTTACCGTAGCTAACCCTGTCGGTATCTTGCCTGGACAGGTTATTAACTTCTACGACGGTCAGTACAGCGAGCGCTTGCAGGTAGCTAATAACTACGTCTACGGCGCTAACCCAGTCACGCTTTCGACAGCTATGGCTTATAGCCACACTAATGCAGCTTTCTCAGGTATGCCTGCAGCTGTTAAAGAAGCTGCAATCCTGGTGGTCACAGATTTTCTCAAGGTTCGCGGTGATAGCTCTATGACTATGGCAGTAACGACTCGACCTTCTTCTGGCCCTAGCGTCCAGGACATTATCGGCTCAGATCTTGCTATGGCAAAGGAGCTACTGCGTCCATTCCGTAAGGTTCGTTAATGGCAGGTCGCGCGGACGTACGAGCTACGCTCTACAACTATCTCAAGACGGCAGGTATCGACCAGCTCAACCAGATCTTTACCTCGTTCCCTAAGCGTATTAACTACCAGGTCGGCGCTAAACCTGGACAGCTATCTCGAGCTGCAGCTGTAATCTTCATTCAGAGCGAGCGCGAAAAGCGCATAGCTATTGGTGGAGCTCACAACGGCTGGAAACAAGTCGATTTCACGGTAGTCCTACAGATCTTCCATCACTCAGTACAAAATAACGCTGAGGACTCTATGGCTGATTTTGATACACTTATAGACAACATCAAGGCAACGCTGCGAGCAGATCACAGGTTCGGTGATACGACTGGAAATCTGGTGTGGCAGGGTGCTGAGCCTGCGATCGACACTCTCTACGGAGAGCCTGTCACGTCAGACAACGGCGCTACTGACACGTTCGCAGAGATCCGCTTTGACGTTACTGAGATGATCCAGGCATAGGAGAATAATGGCAAGCTACACCTACACAGGCGACGCGGTTCGTGAGTTCCCTACGCTTGTACTGACAGTAAAACCAGGCGACACGTTCGACGCTCCAGCGGATTTCGTTGCAGCTGACGTAGCACCTGCAGCAAGTAAGAAAGCAGCTCCAGTAGCTGCACCACAATCGTCAGCCTCGTCTGACTCAACAGCAGGAGCGTGAATAAGTGTCAGTACAAAATACCCACCGTTCGTACGTAGGCATAGCTAAGGAAACTACAAAAGGTACTGTCGTTGCACCGACGACGTTTATCCCAGTCCTAGCTACAACCCTCAAGCCTATGGACAAGTACGGCCCACTCTATGATGAGGGCCTACGCGGATCACTCGTTAAGAATTACAACTATGTCCAGGGTCGCGGTAACTCTACCTTTGACTTTGGTGGAGCTGCTTTTGCAGACACAATCGGCTTCCCAATCGCAGGACTTCTCGGTGAGGACGTTCTCACAGGCGCTTCTGCACCATACACCCACACTATTTCGCTCAAAAACTCAGGTACTACAGCTGCAGACGCTCAGCCAGCTTCCTTTACGCTGACTGATTTCTACGCAGCTAACGTTCGCTCTTACCCAGGCATACAGTTCCACGATTTCTCTCTCAAGTTCACTTCTGAGGGACTTCTTGAGTACGACGCAAAGGCAACTGGCTGGCTCTCATCAACAGTCTCAACACCTACCCCTAGCTTCTCTACAATCTTGCCTACACCTGTCTGGTACGGCACAGTTTCAGTAGCTGGCACAACAGTCTCAAACGCTGTTACTGGAAACCTCGATATGAAGCGTCCAGTCTCACCTATCTTTGGTATCGGCAACACACAAAACCCTTACCAGGTATTCGTAGGAGCTCTCGAAGTCACAGGCAAAGTCACTTTCCTTATGGAAGCTGACACTCAGCTCACTAACTTCTTGACAAACACTCAGCCTGCTTTGGTCTTTAACTGGGCTCAAGGCACTGGTGCTGCAGCTACACAGATCCAGGCAACCGTAACAAAGGGTGCCTACACAGCTGCTGCGATCGAGCGCTCTAAGGATTATGTCGAAATCACAGTAGACATTAACGCTCAGGGTAACCTCACAGACTCAGGTACCGTCGGATACTCCCCTATCAAGTGGGTTATCCAAAACGCTAAGTCTGCTGCTTACCTCTAAACCCTAATATCGAGTAGGGGGATCACGGCTGATTTGCCTCGCCGTTGATTCCCCTACTCGGCTTTTATCCCCTAAGATATGGGCAACCTATTAGGAGGCAAAATGGCAAGCACAAAGATCACGCTCCCATCTGGAGCTACAGTCACTATTAAAGATCCGTCTACTCTTCGAGTCAAAGATCGTAACCGTGTTATTAAAGCTGGCGACGGTCTCACAGGCGATATTGCTAAGGGACTTGCTTTCAGCGAAGCTCTTATCGCCACAATCGTCGAGGACTGGTCGTTCGATCTCCTTATTCCTTCTGTTAAGCCAGAGTCGCTTGAAGAGCTAGAGATCGCTGACTACGACGATTTGGTCAAAGCTTCTGAAGATATTAGCTCGATCCTCTTCCCTACTCTTGCTAAGAATGACAAGAATGAGGCAGACCCAAAAGCGGTTACAGAAAGCTCCAACGCTTAAAAGCTACGCTTCAGGGCTTTCAACGTCACCCAGATCTGGATTATCCAGATGAAGAATGGGTCTATTTTAAGTTCGCTGATCGTTTCGGCTGGACGCCTAGCCAGGTAGATGAGCTACCAGCTAATCGTGCCGACTGGCTACTAGCTATCGCTGATACCCTAGACGAAGTGCAAAACGAGAAGATGGAGCAGGCGCAGCGGTGAGCGATAACTTTGCTGAGTTCGAGGCTGGTATGCGACGGTGGCTTGCTCGTTTTGACCAGGCTTCTGAAGCAGCTATGGGCTTGATAGCTCGTCGGGTATATGACAATGCAAAAGCAAATGCTCACTCAGCTTCTAACCCACCAGTGCGCGTTACTGCTCGTAATGGCAATCAGTATTACCGATACAACCCGCATATCTCTCCAGGCGACGGTCGAGGCCCTAACAGAGGTACAGGAAACCTTCTTACTTCTATGACTTATGGTTCAAGTCGTAAAGGTTTCGGTAGCTATACAGCTGAAGTAGGAGCTGGTGCTGTCTATGCTCGTGCGCTCGAATTAGGAAACCCTCGCTGGGCAAGTGGGGTAAAATACCCATATATGGAGCCTGCGCTCACTGGACTCGTCACGTCAGGGCAGCTCAGTCAGATCCTGGCATACTCGTTCAGACCTTTGGGGGGATAGTAAATGGCAGGTGAAATCCCTCCACTAAATATCACCGTCAATCTTGAGACTTCTGGTGTTCAGACTGGTGTTAATCAAGCTACGACCAGTATCAAAAACATTACAGCTGCAGCTGATACAGCGAGCTCAAAGTTCACTGGGCTCAAGACAGTTATGCTCGGTACCTTTGCCAGCTCAGCTCTGCAAAAAGGTATATCCGATTTTGAGGGTTTTCTTAAAGACTCAGTAAAAGCAGCTGAAGCAGCTCAGACTTCTGTAGCTGCGCTCGGTACAGCTATGAATAACGCGAAGGTCAATACCGACGCTAACCGTGAAGCCATTATGAAGTCCACTGAGGCTATGGGCAACCTCGGATTTAAGGCTAACGACACACGCGACGCCTTTACAAAGATGATTACAGCGACTGGATCAGTCACTGAGTCCACCAGGCTTATGTCCGTAGCTGCAGACTACGCTCGACTCAAGCACGAAGATCTTGCTACAGCTGCTTCTACTTTGACACGCGGTACTACTGGCGCAGCTAGAGCTTTCCGTGAGTTCGGTATTGTCCTGGACACACACCTACCTAAAAATGAAGCTATCTCTAAAGCTTTTGACCAGTTAAACCAGAAAATCGGCGGTCAAGCTGCAGCCTACGCTCAGACCTACGCTGGCAAAATGCAGATTATCGGCGTACAGACTGAGGATCTTAAAGAGAAGATCGGAAACCTTCTTCTTCCTGTTCTAACAAAGCTCGAGAGCTGGTTTATCGGATCTCTCAAGTGGCTCAGTGAGCATAAAGCAGCTATGGAGGCTATTGCTCTAATCGTAGGTACTGTTCTCACGGTAGTTATCGTTAATCTGACTAAACAGCTTTATGCTCAAGCTGCAGCCTGGGTAGCTGCCAATATCGAAATCGTCGCTATTGTCGCTGTAATCGGTCTAGTAATTGCAGGATTCGTCAAGCTATGGAATAGCTCAGAGACCTTCAGAAAGGTCGTTGTAGACGCTCTCAAGCTCGTTATCGACGCCTTTGGCTACCTTGTAGGGGCTATCGGCAAGGTAATCGAAGCAGCTACACACCTACCGTTTATCGGCGGTCACTTCAAGGGTATAGCTGACGCGGTAAATGGCGCAGCTAAAGAAATTGGCGGGTTTAGCAGCAAGCTCGACGATCTATCTAACAAGAAGATCGACATTAAGTTCCCTAACATTAAAGACGCTTTGGCTACGGCTGGAGGCACTAGCTCGGGCGAGCCTCTTGATATTACTGGCCTTGTCCCAGGTGGAAACGTTGATAAGGGAGCTGCTAAAGCTGCAGCTGCAGCAAAGAAGCAAGCTGACGCCTTAGCTACAGCTCAAGCTGAAATGACAAAACTTCAGACTGACTACGCGACTGCACTACAGGATCGCCAGGACAAGATGGACGCAGCTATGGCTGCAAAGATCGACCGTGATACCAAAGCTCAACAGGCTTATGACGACACGGTAGCGAGCCTTCAGACTAAACACGACGACGCTATGCAAGCAGCTCAGGACGCCTTTGATACAGCAAGCGCTAATGCTCACCAGGCTTACCAGGACAAGATCACGCAGATCGACGCTGACTATCAGCAGAAGCAGGCAGATCTCCTCGCTAACCATAATGACAAGATCGCCTCACTTCAGCAAGCAGCTGCAGATAAGGCTGTCCAGCTTCAGCAAGCAGCAGCCGATAAGCAGCAAGCTATCGTGCAGCAGTCGATCGACCTTCTTACTAGCTCGTGGGAAAGCGCCACAAAGATCGACGTCGGCAAGCTCTTTACCAGCTCTGGCTCAACAGCTGAGGGCCTTGCAAGTTCACTTAAAGATCAACTTGACGCTGTTCTCAAACTCCAAAAAGACGCTGGACAACTTGCAGCTGCAGGTTATACCCAGACCTTTATTCAGGAAGTTTTGGCTCAAGGCCCACAAGTGGGCGATCAAATGGCTCAGTCAGTCCTCAATGCCACACCTGATACAGCTGCTCAGATCAAGTCACTTTACGGTCAGATCCAGGACGTTTCCCAGACTGGGCTCGATCAGCTAGCTACACAAATGAACAGTGGCGCTCAGCTCGCTACTGAAAAGCTAATGGATCAGTATGCTCAAGTCGGCATTACTCTCCAGACGCAGATGGCTGATAACGCAGCTACTTTGCAAGATTCGATCGCTAAGGAAAACGCTACCTACGCAGCAGCCCTAGACGCAGCTACAGACGCTCATACAAAGGCTGCAGCTGCAGCTACTGACACGCTTAACAAAGCGCTCGCTACAGCTCAAGATAATCTCACCAAAGCTCAAAACGCAGCTAATAATGCTTTGATGACAGGTTTAACAGCTGCTCAGACAACTTTGACAGCTGCTTTAACAGCTTCTCAAAATACTTACGACACGGCTGTAAAGTCAATTTCAGATAGCACTATGAAACAGCTTGACGCGCTTATGGCAAAGATCGACGCTGCAGCTGCAAAGATTCAAGGTCTAGGCGGTACGGTTTCGGGTATTGGATCTTCTTACAGTGGATCTACCTACGGTGGAGCTAGCGGTACTTCTTATGTACCGTCTACTTCTTCAGGCGTGGATACTTCGACCTTAGCGGGTGTACTTGCAGCTTCTGGTCTAAGTGGCTCTACCACCACAGGATCTACCCCACGCTTGGGAATGGCTTTTGAGGGTGCTCCCCAGGTAGTCATTAACGCGCCTATCGCAGTAGACGGATCGACAGCGCCTACGGATATTCAGAATAAACTTGTCTCTATGGCTAAGTTCGGATTGGTGGCTATGTGAGCACAGTAACCTCGTTAAATC